ATTGTCGTTTATGAGCCTAATATAGAGCTTTTCACTGACAAACAGGTGGAAATCCTGCTTAGGCACGAGCTGCATCATGTAGGCATAGACTTTGAAAGCAACGAAAACAAGTATTACATTGTGCCGCATGATGTGGAGGAATTTTGGGAGATTATTAATAATAATGGATTGAGGTGGTGTGAGATGGATGCCGAGAGGAGAGAACCCGAATAGCCAGAAAGCACTGGCTGAAAACAGAGCAAAGACACAATTCCGCGGTGAAACAGCGGTGAAAGCTCAAAGGAAAGCCGCTGCATTGCAGCGCAAGCTAAAGTCGTTCCGTGAGCTGGATACAGAAAACACTACGGACGATGAGCGTATGGAAATGCTTGATGCGCTCAAGCTAAAGGCCAAGCGTGGCAATTTGCATGCGTTTGAGATTTACCGTGATACTATGGGCATGAGACCCAAGGACAATGACGAGCACTCCGAATACGAGGATGATGGCTTTACCGAGGCTATCAAGCGCAGCGCCGGGGAGGTCTGGAAATGATAGGGAAGCTCCGTTCTATTATCAAGCCTGTGATCCATTTTGAAAGTTTTAGTAAAAAGCAGATGCAGCTGTTGACGTGGTGGTGTGATGATAGTCCATATCACGATTACAATGGCATTATAGCTGACGGATCCATCCGTGCTGGTAAAACAGTGGCGATGGCCGTCAGCTTTATTATTTGGGCAATGGACGGCTATGACAGTCAGAATTTCGCTATGTGTGGTAAGACTGTAGGCAGCTTCCGTCGTAACGTCTGGACATGGCTGAAGCCTGTGCTGCTGGTCCGTGGCTATAAAGTCGAGGAATCACGTACCGAGAACCTTATTGTTGTGGCCAGGGGCGAGCGTATAAATTACTTCTACATCTTTGGCGGCCGTGATGAATCGTCGCAGGATCTTATCCAGGGCGTTACATTGGCAGGCCTGTTCTGCGACGAGGTTGCGCTCATGCCTGAATCGTTTGTCAACCAGGCATCAGGCCGCTGCTCTATTACGGGCGCTAAGATATGGTTCAACTGTAACCCTGACAGCCCTATGCACTGGTTCCTGAAGAACTGGATAGAAAAAGCAGACGAGAAACGCCTGCTGCACCTGCATTTTCTTATGGACGATAATCCGTCGCTGTCTGAGGCAGTGCGTGAGCGTTACCGCACGACGTATTCAGGAGTATTTTACCAGCGTTTTATCCTGGGAGAATGGGTTATGGCAAGCGGTGCTATATACCGCAATGCCTGGAGCGATGAGCTTGTCTTTGATGATGATAAGCTGGAGTACCTGCTTAATAATCTACACATTATGCGCCGCAGCATTACCATTGACTATGGCACGGTTAACCCTATGGTGTATCTGGATGTGCTGGATGATGGTAATGACCTGTGGTTTATCCGTGAATATTACTGGGACAGCCGTGTAGAAGGAACCGAAAAGGACAACAGCCAGTATGCAGATGATTTGCTTGAGTTTGTACGTGGCGTGGAGCTTTGGCCTACCAACGTGGTTATTGACCCAAGCGCTGCATCCTTTAAGATTGAGCTGCGAAACCGCGGCCTGCATGCAAAGGAGACGGTGGAGACCATCAATGCTGACAATAACGTCATTGAGGGTATCCGCAAGGTTAACACGCTCATGACCCGCCGCCGTATCCATTTCCACAAAAGCATGGAGCATACTATTAAAGAGCTAACGTCCTACGTGTGGGATGATAAAGCATTGCAAAGCAGCGGTAAGGAGAAGCCTGTAAAGGTTGCAGACCATGCGCCTGACGCTGTACGCTATTATGTCAGTACTGTAGTAAGACCGAGGAGGATTGCTAATGTCTAAACGTCGAACAAAGGCACTTGCTGCTGCAGCGCCGCCAGTGCCTCGCAGGGTAAAGGTGCAGGACGCTTTTCAGAACGCGCTGGCCCGCTTGGGTACCGGCACGCCTAACCTTTTGGAAAGCACACAATACAGTCTGCAGCGCCTGACCCGTGATTTTAATACTTTAAATGCGCTATACCGTGAAAGCTGGATTATCCGCCGCATAGTGGACGTCATTCCGTCCGATATGCTGAAAAACTGGCTGACAATTACCAGTGGCATTGACCCAAGTATAGAAAAGAAGCTTAATCTGGAGCTGCGCCGCACCCAGCTGATTGACAAGGTGAAGCGTGGCCTGCAGTGGGGGCGGCTGTATGGCGGTGCTTTGGGCGTTATGCTGGTGAAGCATCAGGGCACGGATTTGAGCCAGCCGCTGCAGCTTGACTGGGTAATGCCCGGAGACTTTGCAGGGCTGCTTATCTTTGACCGTTGGAATGGCGTTAACCCGTCGAGTGAGCTTATCGAGGATATAGCAGACCCTGATTATGGTTACCCAAGATATTACACCGTGACGGATCCGTCTGGCGGTGGCAGCGTAAAAATACATCACAGCCGTGTTATCCGCTTCGTCGGGAACCTGTTACCGTACTGGGAAGAGTTGGCGGAAATGCAGTGGGGTGCTTCTGTCGTCGAGTCTGTTTTTGATGAGCTCAAAAAGCGCGACAATGTTTCATGGAATATTGCCCAGCTGACGTTCATGGCCAACATCCGCGTGCTGAAAATGCAGGACCTTGGACAGCTGCTTGCCGCCACCGACAGCGAATCGCAGAAGGAGCTGTACAATACACTGGAAGCGCAGAACATGCTATTAAATAACATGGGCATGCAGGTTATGGACGCAGCCGATGGCCTGGAAACACACCAATACACCTTTGGTGGCCTGGCTGACTGCTACCAGCAGTTTATTATGGATATCAGCGGCGCTGCCGAAATACCTGTTACCCGTTTGTTTGGCCGTTCTCCTAGTGGTTTGAATGCTACAGGTGAAAGCGACCTGCAAAACTACTATGACATGATTGCCGAGAAGCAGGAATCCATCTTGCGGCCGATATTAAATAAGCTGCTGCCGGTGTTTGTGCTGTCTACACTGGGCAGTATACCAGAGGACTTTGATTTTGAATTTGACCCTGTGGCAGAGCCGACCGACAAAGAGCGCGCCGACCTTGCCAAGTGTGGCACGGACAATGTCGTAGCTGCGTTTAATGCCGGCCTTATCTCACAGCGTACTGCCCTGCAGGAGCTGAAGCAGCAAAGCGAGCGCACCGGTGTCTGGACTAATATTACGGATGAGGATATTGAAAAAGCCAGCGCCGATGTAGAGCCGCCCGGGGAGATGGGTGGTACGCCGCCGATGGGTGGCGACGTGGATGGCCCTGACGCGCCCACAGCTCCCACTGGCGATGGTGAAAGTGGAGAGCAGGCACGAGCACCCGTCAGGCAAGGTATAATAGATAAGGATTGGGAGGAAGATGAGCATCCACGTGGTGGAAATCCCCAAAATAAGGGTTGGTTTAGCAAAAAGGACGTTGAAAACTTCCAAAAGAATAACTTGCCAAAAGAGAGAGAAAGAGTTAACATAGAATCTGAGGAATACCTGTATATTCCACGGGCAGTTGGAGCAAAGTTTTCTAATTATGAAGTAGTTGATCGCAAAACTGGCAAGGTATATAAATTTGTTGAGGGAAATACCAAGTATCATATTGAATGCTTTGCCGGCAAAGGCGCTAAAAAGCCTTTGCGTGAAGAGGTAAAGCAAGGCTTGGCTGAACAATTCAACGTGAATCCTGAAGAAATAGCGCATTGCAAAACGACAGCGTATCTTGATTGCAATGGTGAACCTATTAAAGCTGATGTGCATTGGTTTCAAGTACCAGGGAAGAAGTTTAAGTTTTATATAAAGGAGTGGTTATACGATGAAAGCTAAATGGGCTATTGAGAGCGACTTTCCTTTGGGCACCCAAGGGAAAATATACGAAATTTTAGACCAGCGTGCCATCGGGAAAGTTAAACCAATGCTTTGGTATAAAATCATGAACGACATGGATGAAACCTGTTGGTTTCCTGCTGGCTATTTTGAAATCATTGATGAGTAATCTATGGGCGATTTTGACACAATTTACAAGATTCTCGCGATACTCAAAAGCTCTATGGACTGCTACGAGTTTGATAACCGCTTGTTATCTGCAGAGCATTTGGGTATTTCCCCGGCAAGACGTACAGCACTGCTGCGGATGCTGGTAGAAGAAGGCTATATCAAGGGAATAACCTTTGATGAAAGTGCTGGCGGCGATATCATAGAAAGCGTCACAAGACCACGCATAACATTAAAAGGATTGGAGTATTTAGAGGATAACACCTTGATGAAAAAAGCCTATAGAGCAGCTAAAGGAATAAGGGATTTGCTCCCCTGAAGATATAAAAGTAGCTTTAATAAAAACCAATCCAGTAAAAAGTAAAAAATATCCTGGAACTTATGATTATGCTATCAACGGAAGGTTTGTTACTGTTGCTAAAGATGGGACTATTGTATCATTGCGCTGGCAGACTGGCATTCCGTGGAAAAGGGGCAAGTGAAAATGAATCAAGAAATGAGGGCATTTCTTCTAAAAGAATTTAATGTCAAAGCATTTGATCTTGAAAATTTTACGTCAGAACAGTTTCAAAAAATATATGATGATTGTTATGACATTGAAGTAGGCGAGGCACTTAAGGGCGACCCTATAAGCGACCGTGGCCGTATTGCAGCAGATCTTGTAACATACTTGTATCAGACGTATGCGGAGCCGTTAGAAGAATAATTCCCCTAAGCGTAACCAGTAAATTACTGGCTGCGCTTTTTTATTGCAAAGGATTGACTATGACGAAATTTCAAATGCCGCGTGTCATTGAGCGTTCCTACGCACGCGCTATTGACCGCTTGATGCAAGGACTGAAACGTGAGCTTGTGCACGTCACCAGTCCTTTTTTTATTGCCGACGTATTGCGCCGGCTGGCGCGTTCACCCACCTTCCGTAAGGCCTGCGAGCAGCTTGCACGTAACATGGCGACACACTTATTCAGAGACGGGCATAA